TGGTAGATCGCATCGAGGATACAGCGCAGGCGGTCGGTGGTCTGAGTCGCGATCGAGACCGAGCCGATGGACGTGGTGTTGTACACACCGCGAATGTTCGGAGCGGTTCCAGATCCAACCGTGACCTGGGTGTCGATGGCTTGCCGCAAGCCGAAGATGAGCCGCGAGCGGATCAACTCTTCGAGCGAAGGCACGTCCTCAAGCTCTTCCTCGGCGATCGGAATGTAGGACGCGATCTTTTGGATGGTGTCCGTGGTTTCCGTGTACGCGAAGGTGGCTTCTGCCGCGTTGCTGTTTTCAGCAACTGCCGCCGATGCCGGCGTGTACGTGCTTTCCACCATGTACTTGATGGCGTTCTGCGTGGTCGTGTAGCTCGGCAGGAAGTCAATGAGCTGCGGAGGTCGCTGCGCGGCGAGCACAACATCCCCGTCTCGGAGCACTTCCGGCCCGTAGCCGTTGGCCGTGGTCGTCATCGTCGCCTTGAACTCCGCGCCGCCGTTGAGCTTGAACTCAGGCATTGCAAGGAGGTCGGCGTCAATCTCGAACGTTCGGCCCTTGGCTTCCTTGAGGTTCAGAGCGACGACTTGCTGAGCAAAGCTCTTTCGCTCCTGTGCGGCTTGCGCCACGCTCAAGGGGTTTGCGGCTTCCTTTCGCTCAAGGAACGCGCTGGACATACCAGCGGCCTTCGTTGCCGCGTCCTTCGCGTCGTTCAGCTTTTGGCCGTACGATTGCAGGTCATCCTGCATTTGGCGAAGCTCGGTGTACTGGTCGGTCGTGAGGTTTGGCACCTCGGAGCCGTCGGCCAGCTTGACGTTCCCCGCGTCGAGCAGGGTCTTTCGGTACTTGGCCAGTAGTTCGGTGTGCTTAGATTCGATTTCTGCGATGTTCATTTCAGTCGAGTCCTAACAGTCGGGCGCGTTGCTGAAGCTCGTGGATTGCGCCGAGGGGAACCGCTAGGCCGTCGCCTTTCGCTTCTTCTTCGGGAGTGGCGTTGCCCATGATCGTCTCGATTCGAGACTTGAGCACGCCAAGCTGAGCGAGCTTCGTGTCCGAAACTCCCTTCCGCAAGTCCGCGATCTCATTCGCGCGGGTGATGATCTCGTCCAGCTGGCCAAGGCAGTGATCGAGTTGTTTGGCGAACGGAACCCCGGTCCGGTCGGCCTTCGCGTCCGTCGCCATAGCTGCCGAATTAGCCGCCGTGTTGACGTACGAAATCTCAAAAACTTGGATACCGCGAAGGATGCGAACGTCCTTCCCTTCGCGTCGCTCGTAGCTGGAATCGGTCACGTAGTAACCGATCGAGAGGGGCACCGTCTTCCCTTCGGCGATGCGCTCCATGATCACGCGGCGAGCGGCTTGGGCTTCGTCCGTGCTGTGAAACTTCCAGGTGAACAGCAGCCCGTGATCGTCTTCTTGAGCGTCCATGATCATCGCAATCGGCGTCTCGTACCAATCGTGGCCGACCGCGCCATACCCGCTCTTCACCAGCTCGTCAAGCCCTTGGTAGGCACCATCAACGATCACGTCATCGTAAGAATCGAGGACGTTCTTGACCGAGCCGTAACCGGTAAGCGTTCCGGGTCCGTCCTCCGAATAGGACTTGACCTCCAGACAAAGCGACTTGCGTGAGCGGTTCACGTTAGGATCAACGCAAGTGGCAAGGAGTCAGAAGACCGAGTAAGGCGACTCAGCGCCGTCTTCGCGCCGCAGGAAGCACTTGCAGTAGCCCAGGCAAGGGGTGTCACCGGACCCAGGCGTCGCGTAGAGTGTCGACTTGGTGTAGGGTCCGCCTTCGGCTAGCACGGGGCAGTCGAGGCAATGCTCTTCAATCCCACCGAGCACCCAATCAAACTCCGCCGCCGCGTCCGAGCCGTCCACAAAGCCATACCCAGCAGTGCCCCGCATCTTTCCGAGGTACATGCGCTCCCGGTAGTAGACCGACTCCGCCGCGAAGTCGTCCGCGCCGATGTCGCCGTAACGTCCACCCTGAAGATCGAAGAGGAACCCCTGCATATACTCGCTTTCGATGTCGAGCATCATCTGCCCCCGGATAGCCGCCGCACCCAGGTCCGGGGTCGTGCCCGCCATGCTTTGGCCGATCGAGTGGGAAGCGGTGTGCCCGTCCAGAATCGCCGCGGTGAACTTCTCGTACCACTGGGAGAGGGTGATGTCACCGGCCTTAAGCGAGTCGGCAAGATCCCGCATGTCAGCATCCGCGCCGACAATGTAGCGGGCGAAAGGGTCACGGTCCGGTTCCACGAGAATCGGTTGGGCCGCGAGCTTCACGAGGTGCGCGTGCCGGCACATGGTCAGACCGCCTCTTCGACCGACTTCCGCAGGGACTTCACCTTGTCCGGCGCGGTCATCGGCAGTCCGCGCATGGCTTGCAATTGAAAAGCGTAAACGCCGCCGTCTTCAGGCCGAACAGGTAACCGCAGAGCCGCCCGAGCTTCGGCCCGATCAACGATGTTCTTGTCGAACAGGTTCACCGTTCGCGCGTGGAGCCTTTCGACGTCCTCCTGAAGCGCGGCCACCTTGCTCGTGTCAAACTTGTAGGTGAAGGTTTGCCCGCCACGGACGTTGAACTCGGCACGGTAGAGCTGATCGTTCAGCACGTCCTCGATGAGGAGCCACATCGGTACGAGGAGGTCTTCAGCCGCTTGCGACTTCGCTTCCTCAACGTTGTTGTAAGTGGATGTTGCAAGCCCTGCGCCGACCCCGAGCACCACGGCCGGAATCCGAAGCACCGCGCAGATGCGTTCTTCACCCAATTTCGCCATGACGCTGATGTCCATGTCCGCAGGGTTGATGCTCGTCTTCTCAAAGCGGGCGTGAGCGGTGAGCGCAACAATCGCGCCCGCGTTCTCACCGCTCGCTACCTGGGTAAGTGATGCGCTGATCGCTTCAGCCTGGTTCGCGTTCCAACCGTTGCCGTCCGTCGGGCTGACGATCCCCGAGATAGATGGCTTCTTCAGGATCGAGTGGGTGTAGACCGCGATCTCATTGTCGGAAAGGATCTGCCGCATCGCGGACTTCAGCGGGCTTTGCCCTCGGTGCCCGTCCGGGTCAATGCCCCACCGGAAGTGGATCATGTCCTCGGGAGGAACGTCCATCATGCCCTTGGTGGTCTGAACTTGCCAAGTCCGAAGCTCGCCGCTGTACTGGTCGATGTTGGGCCGAACCGCGAGGAAGCTCAACGCCTCAATGCCTTGGATGCGTCCGCGATCGTCACGAAGCTTGTGAAGGTAGGCGTTGCCGTCGAGCAAAAGCGAAGTACCGACGTGCTGGACCAACTCCCGCCTGGTCAGTCGCTTGGTGGTCAAAACCGCGCCGAGTGGATCATTGACGAGCTGGTAGGCGATCTCGTTGGGCGTCGGTCTGAAGGTTTGTTCGTCGAGCATCCGCCCAAACTGCAGCGGAGGCTCCGGCAGATTGAGCATCAGGTAGTTCACCGCCGCCGCGATGATCGTATTGGCCCCGGCTTCGCTTGAGCTGTACGGCACCCGCAGAGGACCGCGACCAATGCCGCCCGCAATAGCTTGGATGTCGCCTGCAGCGGCAAGCCAGTTGAAACCCTTGCGAAGGGCAAGGCGAGCGCGTTCGATAATGGTCGGCATCCTAAGAAGATAAACGCGAACCGGGGATGATGACCATCGGCTCAACGGCTGCAGACGGCCGGATACCCCAGGCCGCGAGTGCCAAAGCGATCACGCAGTCGTCGTGTTGACCTGCCGGAGCGTTCATGCGGATGTTGCGGCTCGGGGTGATCTCGTAAGCAAACTCCACTAGCTCAGCCGTTTGTTGAGGCTCGTCCATCAGGCTCAGCTTGCCCTGCTCGATCATCATCGCGAGATTGTCGACGAGCTGCTCCTTGCTTGCGTTGGTAAACAGGTAGCCATGCACGCGGATCCCAATCCCACGCAATTGTTCGAAGATTGGATCGCCCACGCCGGATGAGTCAAGGTAGACCGTTGCCCCCGGGAACCGGTTGTACGTCGATTCGATAAGGCCAACCTGTCGCTTCCAGCTGATCTCGTTGAACCGCTCAAAGCTGATCTGCTCACCGTTCGCGTCGAGAACGCTGATGACCGTAAAGTCCTCTTTGCGGGCGAGGTCAACACCGATGGAGACGGTCCCCGTGCGCTCGGTCGCAGGCAAGGCGCCCACCGCATCGGACACCCCACGGAACACGCCGCCAGAGTCGTCCAGGAACTCGGCAAGGTACTCCTGGCGGAAGACGCGATCGGGGAGTTTGTCCTTTTGGCGAGCCACGTAAGCCGCGGAGATGTGCGGGTTGTCGGTGGTCGGAGCGTTGAACGATGCATAACCCTCTTCACCCGCGAGGCCGCGCATGTAGTCACGGTAAAACCCGCCCTTCCCTTTGGGAGTTCCGATCTGAACAAGATCCCCGTCGGTGTCGGTGAGCAGTGGAAGGATGACCTTCTCCATCACGTCGTCGGAAACGTCCTGCCGCTCGTCGACGATCAACCGGCTAGCGTTCCGGCCACGGATGCCCTTACCTCCGGCCGTGCGTCCCGCAATCGTGGTGCGGTTCCTCGGGTGCTCCGCGTCCAGCATCCGAATCGTGTAGTACGGTCGCTTCACCTCGCGCATGTGGTGGCGCATCCCCGCAATCGCGTGGAGCCGTTCTGAAACCGCGTCCATGATGACCGAGGTCTGATCGTCCGTCGGAGCGATGATGTACTGCGTGCTCTGGGGGTGCTTCAGGGCGTAGAGCGCGATGTCGACGCTGCAGGCTTCGGACTTCCCCCAACGTCGACCGCACGCGGCCGTCTTTACCTTCGCATCAGCAAGCAGGAAACGCCGCTGGACCTCACCATGAGGCGCAAACTTCCAAAGCCGCCGCGCGATCTCAAGTTCCCGCTCAGTCACCCGCAAGAACCTCCCGCAACGTCTTGAGCGGGCTGTCTTCCTCCGAGAGCACAACACGGTCGACGAGGAGCGCGTGATGGCGAGCAAGGAGGGTCAAGGCGCGGATGCGGTCCACTTCCTTCTCGGCCGTTTCAGCGAGCCGACTGAGGTTGACAAGCACGTCGCGGGCGGACAGAATCCGGGAGTCGTCGAGTTCACCCTTTAGGCGTTTGATCTCTGCCCTTACGTGGTCATTCGCTAGCAGCCGACATGCGTGCCCTCGTGCATTCGTGCCCGAATATCCAGCGGCAACTGCGGCCCTTGCCCCGTTCCCGTCGATCGCGTACTCACGGGCAAACTGAAGTTGTCGTTCGTTCATAGCTGCAGCGTCTCCCACGCATCTCGAAGGGATTGACGCTCAAAATCGGTGAGCTGGTCAGGCTCGATTTCACCGGACATGACCGACCGAGCAAGCTCCGCCACATCTGGATCAACGTGGTCGAAATCCCACGCGAGGTAGTCGGCCTCGATGAACGTCTCGTAAGGCGTGTCTGCTTCGACCGTGGTCCGTTGAAACAATTTGTGACCGATCTCATGGCGAATGAGCTTCCGCTTTGCGTCCCGAATGGCGTTGTTGCCGACGTAAATCAGCCACGTCACGAGCTTCGCCGATTCCACCGGGCGGTAACGTGTCGCCGCGTTCATCCACTTCGCCACGACGAGACCGTGGTGCTCCTCGTCGAATCCTTCCAGCGTTCGCCGGTAGCGTCCGAGAAACTCGCCGACCGACTCAGGCGTTCCGACCCGAAGCAGATCAATGTCCGGCCACGTCGACAGCGGCCCGTCGGGGGCTTGGAATGGTGTGCACTTCTCAACGACAATCAGATCCGGCGGCGGAGCCCCTTCCGGGGTCTTGACCTCGCTTGGTGGATTGAAGAGACTGAGTTGCCGCATTGTTCCATTCCTTTGGTCGTGTGCTTCTAGTCAAGGTTCTCGAAGTCGAGCATCCGGCGGCCGTGGTCGAAACGGGCGGGGATCACCACCCGCGAGTTCCCGAAACGCACCTTGCGTAGGACAACCTCCGTCCGGTTCGGGTCTTCCTTCGCATCCTTGCCGGTCCCGTCTTTGCCGCGGCGAACGTCGACGATCAGGGCCGCGTCGTCTTCCAGTTGCCGGCCGTCGCGGGTCTGGTATCCGCCTTGGGCGTTGATGGTCACCTGCGACTGGGTGACGATGGGAATCCCGAGAGTCTTCGCGGTGTCCATCATCATCTTCGACATCAGTCCGACCTCTTCGTACCTTTGCCCGCGCCACCCTTCGAGGTTGAAGAGCTGGAAGTAATCCACCACGCAGACGTCGACCGGCGATTGTCGGTGCTGGGCTTGAAGCCACGACATGGCGCGTCCGATCTCGCAGCGGCCGCCGAAGTCGCTTCTCAGGTCCATGACCGTGATGTCCGCGCGGTTCACCCACTCGGTCGCGGCTTCCCACTTCGCGAGTGCTTGCTCGTACTCCGACTCGATCAGCACCCCGTCGGGAGTCGGCCGTTTTCCGCGTCCGCAGTGCATCCGGTGGAGCTTGCGGAATATCTCGTCTCTGGACATTTCGCCGGAGATGTAGGCCACGCGCTTCGCGTGGTCGGAGAAAGGATCGTCAATCAGGTTGTAGACCGCTTGGAGGGCAAACGTCGACTTCCCTCGCCCAGTCTCACCGGCGACGACCGAGAGGTGACCGCACGGCCAGCCGCGATGATCCAGGTATCGCTCAATCTGAGGGATTCCCATCTGAACTCCGCGCATGTCACCCAGGTCATCCGGGTTGAATCTTCCTGGTGCTCGTTGCCCTCGAAACGTCAGGGAGTTGATCTCATCAATCTCCCGCATCGCGACGGCTAAGTCGTCGTCATTCGCGCGATCAAGCGCAAGTTTTGCTAACCGATTAGCGCGGTGATGGAATCCTCTCCATCGCCAGTTTTCGTTGACGATCTTCCAGTAGCCTTCGACCGCTCCGACACCGACCGGACTTTCAGCAACTTGGATCAGGAAGTCCTCGCCGCCAACTTTGGTAAGGTTTCCATCTCTTTCGAGTCGGTCTTTCAGGATGATAAGATCCCAAACCACCGACTCATCAAAAAGCGCAGCCATTGCACGAGCGATCATCTGGTGAGTCGGGTGCCAAAACGCACGAGGCTCGATCCTGCCGCAGTGCTTGTAGCTGCTCCTCGCATCGAGAATCCAGCATCCGAGGAGCGCCATTTCAGCCTCGACATTGGCCGGGACGTCCGGCCCGCGGTAGTCGTCGAGTTCGATCATTGCAGCCATTCCTGCGGCACCTCTTCGGCACGAATCATCCCTTCGGAGTTGTAGATCGACGTTTTGCGTGGTGACGTCTCGCCCGATAATTGCCCGTTTTTGCCGTCTATTTGCCCCGCTGACGCGTTTTGGGTACTGTTAGGTGTTCCGACAGGGGTCCGGTAGTTAGACCCGTCTTTTTCGGCCTCTGAGAGGTTTCGGTACCAGGTCTGAACCGCGCTCGTCCAGCTCACCATCGGCTTGTTTCGGATCGTCCAACCCTTGCCTTCGTGGTAGTTCCAGAACTTGAGAGCTTGCACTTGTGAGGCTCGCTCTTCCATTCCGTGGTGATGCTGGAACCGAAGGCAAACCATCTCCACCGTGGGAGGCTCAACCATCTTCGAAGAAGTTTGTTTCCCCCCTTGGCCTTGGTCATGGTCTAGGACTTGTTTGTCCTTCGTAGTCCGTCTATCGTCCTTCGTCCTCTGTCCTATGTCCTCTGTCCTTCGTCCTCTGTCGCGCGTAACAGGGGAATTCGTAACATCGCGTAACGGCGCGTAACGCTCGCGTAACGTTTGAACCTGAGAATCTTCAGAATCGGGGGTTTCTTGGGCCTCTTCGGCGTCTTCAGCTCTCCTCGATCGCATCTCCCTCATGCGTTCCGCCGCGTCTTTCGGCTGGTATTGCACCCATTTGGTGACCACCCAACAGCGGTCTTCGATGGCTAGAGCGCCGTCTGCGATGGCTGCCTCGATGAGCTGCTCAACGAATTCCTTGGGGATTCCCATCTCTCCGGCGAGCCTTGCTACCGGCCGGCACTTGAGCCGCCCACGAGTGCCCGCACGCTTGACCGCGCACAAGAACTCCGGCCAGACGGCCCGCACGCACCAATCAAGGTTCACGAGCCACTCAGAGTAGGACCAATGGGCATTTAACCGAATCCATCGCTCGTTGCTAACCATTATTCGACCTCCACGAAGACCGACCGAAGTACGGCTTTAGAGAGGCAGATGGCGAACCCGTCTTCGCCTACTACAATGCAGCTAAAGGCTAATACGTTCGCGACACGATAGGTCTTACCGTCCCACCGTAACCGCTGGCCTTCGAAGAAGGATATGGGTCTCACGCTGGCACCTCCAGCAGGAACTCTTCAAGGAGAGTCGACTCCCATTCCGTTCGCTTTTGCACGAGCGATTCAGGGGTTCCGACAATCGTCACCATTCGATCGAGGACGGCGACCCCCTGGACGTTCGCGACGATCTGGTGACAATCCACGTTCGAGACCGTGTAGGTGCCGTGCTCGTTCCGCAGGACGTCACCGGGGCGGATGCTGGTCATAGTGCCCACACCTCCACGATCAGCTCAGCCGGTGGACGTTTGCCGTGGACTTTCGGGCCTTCGTTGCGGATGTCCAACTCGATGGAGCGGACCACTTCGAGGTTGTCGTCAGCGATCACTCCCGCGCCCGGCTTGGTCACCTGGCCGGTTTCCTTGTGCCTGGTTTCCGGCTTGAGCGCGTCGAGGGTCGGCTTGAGGAAGTTGTCCAGGTCAGCAGTCCGCATGACTCCGGAGCCGAGGTGAAGCACGAGGCGAACCGCAACCGGCCCCGAGGTTGGGCGGATGTTCGATTGGATCTGAATGACTGCTTCCTTCAGCCAGTTATTGAACTCCGCCGACCGAACCGCGCGGCCTCGAAAGGTCTTCCAAAGCCGATTGGCCGACGGCGGTGGTGGAAGCGCAACACTGCCCAAGATCGTGACCTGAGAATGGTTGTGGACCATCAGTCGTCACCAACCTTTTTGACCAGCCCTTTGGAGAGCCAATAGCGGAACGTGGACGTGATGACCTCATCACCGTTCGAGAGCACGTACCATCTGCCGGTCCCTCGCGTGAAGGTCCGCATGATGACAAGCTCACGGCCGTCCTGGGTCATGTAGCGGTCTCCGAGTTCGAACTTGTGCTTCATCGCCACTCGTGCCTCCCGTCGATCTCGTGGTGAGATTGGTCGAGCACGCCATCGGCGTACGGGTTCGGCCAGATTGCTTCCATCATTCGATCAACTGAAGACCGAAAGTCAGCGGTCACCGGCGCATCACCAAGCCGCACGTGGGGGCTTGATGGCTGCAACCGATCGAGGGCTTCGTTGATGGTCTCGTTGCCGGGAGGTGCTGGGTGCGTCGGCTCGTCGTCCTCGTCGTCGTCGTCATCGCCCCCGTCTTCGTCCGACATGGGAACGAAGAGGTACCGAGGCGTTCGCGTCGCTTCGAGGACCGACCGCACGAGCTGAGTGAGGATGAACATCTGAACCGCAACGAAGGCGGCGATGACAGTAAAAAGGATGTCGGTAAATATCATAGGTAGCTCCGTTGGCTCCAAAAAAACCCCGGACGCTGAGGGATGCTCAGGCCGGGGGATGGTCTTGGATTAGTTGCTGGACAGCTCCTGTTGTCCTGGGGTCACCTCACCGGTGGCGGTGTCGAGGGCATTGGGAACGTCACCGAGCCTTGCCTTCAATGCGTCCGCCTTCGTGGGACCGGCCTCGATGAGCAGCGCGTCGTCCGGGTCACCGAACTCTGCGAGGATGGACATGTCGCCGGTGTCGGCGGCGGTGTCAATCGCGAGCGCCTTCGACATTTCCACGCTCATCGGCGCGTACTTCAGGCACCGCCTGGTCACCGTCTTGCGTGCCATCTCCGCGTAGTCCGTCACCCATGGGCCGGAACCTCCCGCCTTCGACCGCTTGCGGACCGCATCCACTTCGCCGCGCGTCATGACGTCGAAGACGACGCCGCCGTCCTTTAGCCGGATGACGCAGTAGACGTGGGTGATGTCGCTGGGCTGGCGTTCTCCGTGGTGCGGGATGTGGCGCAGGACCGGGTTGAGACCAAGCTCAAAGTCAAACTCGTCACCCGAATACACCGGGTAGCTGGTAATCGTCGAGACTTCGCCCGAGCGACGAGCCAAGGTGATGAGGCCCCGGTAGCCGGGGATGAGCTGGCACTCCTTGCCGTAGGGCACGAGGTACGCCTCACCGAGCGACGAACCGGGGGTAAGCCCGAGTTCTACCGCGTGCATCACCGAGCGAAAGACCGACTCCGGCGAGCAGCTTTGCAGGGCCGGGGTTTTGGTAATCGCATTGAGAACGATCTTGATGATCTTCTTGGCTTCCATGCCGGTAGGGGCGATGGATTGGATGGACGATGCTCGCTTGGTGAGAAGGTCGTTGACGGCTACGATGTTGGACATTAGGCTTTTCCTCCGAAGGGCGTGCGAAACACGCGGGTTGTTTGGGTCTTGGTGAAGGCTTGGAGCCATTCAGCGGGCAGGTTGTGGGCTTTGGCGAGTCCCTTCCAGTCGGTGACGGCTCGCTCCTGGGTCTTCCAGGTGAACCTCCCTTCCGTGGTTTCGAGGATCTGACCGTCTCCGAGGCATTCCTTCAGAATGTTCTGCAGCCGGGCCTGTTCCTCCTCGATCGCTCCGAGGTGCGCGGTGACCTCTCGGAGTTTTGCCGCGGCTTCGTCCACCGCGAACGGGGCAACAACGAGCTGGCCGTTGTCCATCGGGTGGGCGTCCTTGATCGCTTCGGTGTCCGGCTTGTGCCCGGTGACCGGAGGGGCTACCTCACGCTTCACGTACTCGTGCCAGAACTTCCGGGCGTGGAACGCAAGCTGAAGGTGCAGCTCGTGGTCCGCCGGGATGGTGTAGAGCCTGAACGACGGCGGCGTGCAGACCATCAGGTATCCGACCGACCGGCCCGTGCAGTAGAGTTGCCACTGAACTTGGATGTGGTAGTGGTCCGGCACAAAGTCGGAACCCTCGATGCCGAACGCGCTCGCGGTGTTGACTCCCGCGTACTTGCATTCTAGGACCGCGTTGTCACCGACATAGAAGTCGGGCGTGCAGCCGAAGAAGTCGCACTCGGGATGGACCACAAAGTCCGCTTTCACCACTTCGCCCACTCCTGGGTTGGTGCGGATGAACTCCGCCGCGATGATCGGTTCCATGTAGTTCCCGAACCGCATCGCGTCGTTCTCTTCAAGTTCGGGTTCTAGTCCGAGCTTATCGAGGTAGACCTTCCGAGGGGTCGAGTAGGGATGAACGCCGGCGATTGCGGCGATGTCGGTAGCCGAGATGACCCGGCGCCTTCGCTCAAGCCATGCGGCTCGATCATTAATCAGCAGTGCTGAACTCATTTATTCTCCTGTGCCCGTTGCGGGCTTGGTCGGGGAATCGGGTAGATTGTCAGCGGTTAAGTGCCGATCACCCGATTCGTTGGGTTGGTTGGTTACAGGGGAGGTCGTTTCAGCGGCCTCCTTTTCTATTTGTTGAAGTCGTTGATGGACCGTGTTGCGGTGAACCCCGACTTGCTCCGCGATCCGCGTCTTCGGAACGCCAAGCAGGTAAAGGTCCCAGATTTGTTGGTCGCGGGCTTGCGTTTGTGCACTCATGCACGTACACTGTACTCCATGCTGTGCACATTTGCAAGGCCCCCGAGTGTTTTTCTCTCGAATAATGTCGCCGTGAGTAACTGGGGACTGCATGAAGATTTGAAGCGGTGGCGCAAGTCGCTCCGATGGACTCAAAGCGAAGTTTCCGCCAAGCTGAACCTAACTCGTGGCGGATACGCGAACTATGAAGCCGGAACCGCACCGATCCCCAATGACCGGCTCAACGAGCTGCGGCGCATGGGATTCCAGGTGTCAGAGGTAGGGCCGCCTTCTATCCCCGCTGCCGAGTTGCGTGTCCCGATTCCTTACATTGGTGCAATAGCCGCGTCAGATCCCGTCGACTGGACGGACCCCTATCAATCGGAAGTCTTCGAGTACGTGCCGACCGAGATGGCCGACCGTGGCCGGTTCTCGGGGCGCATCGTCGGAGACTCGATGTTCGATCTTCTTTGGCCGGATGACCTATGCGTCTTTCAGCGGACCGACGTTCCCAAGATTGGTATCGTGTGCCTCTTCGTATCTGAGGATGGACTCGCCACGGTCAAGACGTGCCACCACGACGGAGAACGGTTCCTTCTTCGCGCTGTGAACCGCGCATACCCCGACGTACCCGCCACTGGGAGGTTCGTGGGCTACCTCGTCGGAATCGTCCGCGAGCAGGGCAGTAGGCGCGTCACGGTCTACGACTCCTCAGGCATCCGCCCCTAGCACAAATACCTGACGAGTGCATTTTTGCACAAAATATAGGCGTGCCCCCTTGTGCACGCTGTGCACACGTGCAATAATATCTTCGTAGCCGCTGAAACGGCTCGGAGATTGAAATGGCACTTAACCAAAGCCTCGCACAACCGGAAGTCTTCTTCCACGACACCCGCCCGGATCGTACCTTCCGATCCTTCGACGCCCTCCACGCCTACTACTGCGACGTGCTGAGCGTGTCGGACTTCAACGAAGGCGTGGTCACGATGACCGCTTCAGAGGCGAAAGCCGAAGGGTTCCTCACGGATGAGGACTACATCGCCCACGCCATCGCTCAAGACGCGATGACCTGCAACCCACGATTCGCGGAGGCGAACTCGTGAGCAAGGTGAACGAAACCAACCGGGGGCTTCGGCCCCCAACGGCCTACGAGGTCGCGACGTTCACGGCCTACGGGTTCGCTGTCTACGTACCTGCAACCACCGTCAAGCCTCTCGTGTTCACCGGCAACGACTTCGACAGCCTCGCGAACCTGCTGAACGTCAATCCGGGCTGGCGAATCGCCGGGATCATGTCCGACCTCGAAGGCGCGAAGTCCTTCGCCATGCTCGTCGGTGGCGCAATCTACAGCGTCGGACAAGAGCAGTGGTACTGCTTCCGCTCCGACCGCTGGATTGACGAGCCGGTCTACGAAGCCTGCCGCTACATCGCCGAGGGGGTGGCCTGATGGCAGACCCCCGCCGCGAACTCTCGAAGGCGCAACCGTCCTTCGTCCCCAATTTTTACCGACAACGAAGCAGAGCAAAGTGCATGGCCCCTACTCTCCCTCTCCTTGGGTGGGGGCACTTTTTCGCCGTGCTTCTCGGAATCGTTATCGGCTACTGGTACGCCCACGGCCAGGCCCTGAACCGCGAGGCTCGGGCCGAACGTGACATGTCCGCTTACGAGGTGCTTCGATGAACACAAACGATACTCAGCAACTGAGCATGATTGCGAGCTCGAAAGAGCTTCAGGAGGTTTGGCGCGACCTCGAAGGCATGGATAAAAACTCGGTCTACCAACTGCTAAGCAAGGTCCGCATCTCTGCGAACGCCGTGTACCGCTTTGAGCTTGTCGTCACGGACCTCACAACCCTAGGAGGACAACCCCACGCATGAGACCCAGCCGCAAATTAGTTGACGCAGGCCGCGACTACGTTGGGTTTTCCAGCACCTGGGACGCAATTGTCGCAGAGGTAGTGCAGATGGAGCTTCTTGTAAAAGCCCTTGCCGCGAAGAAAGAAACGGTCCCCGTTCCGACCCTCGTTGAGGAAGCGAACAAGCTGGTCGACGAGTGGCGAGGTGTCGCGTGAGAATCCTCGCCCTTGACTTCGAAACCGGCGGGCTGGATCCCCAACGCCACGGGCCGGTAAGCCTCGGAGTGGCCGTGATGGATGGTCTTGAAGTCATCCACTCGCACGAATGGAAGATCCAGCCACCGACCAAGAAGGCCGGAGGTCTCGCCCTCGAATACGACTACTCGGCCCTCTGTGTCAGCGGTTCGAACATGAAGGCGCTCATCTCCGGCGGAAGCCCCGAGCGCACCGTCCTCACCGAGTTGCAGAAGCTCGCCGCAGACTTCGAGATGCTGGACGGCATGATCGTCAGCCACAACGCGGTATTCGATGCGGGATTCCTCTCGCAGATGGTCTTCCGGTGCGGGGTCTGGGACTACGGGAAGTTCAGGGCATTCCCCGAACCTCTCCGTGGCCCGTGGGCTTGCACCCGGCGAATGGCTTCGCGCCTCTCGCTACCGGATAACAAGCTCGATACCGTCGCCGCTCACTTCAATCTCTCAAGATCCACCGACCTTCACGAAGCACTCGAAGACTGCATCCTCGCGGGCCGAATCTATCACCACCTAATCCAGCCATGAGCAAACCAACCCTAATCGAAAAAGCCATCACCGCCGCCGTGCGCAAGCCCGGAAAGCTAGAACTCGCGGACCTCGCCCAGTCCATCGGCATTCGCACCGAGGACGTCCAGGGTCACCTGCTCGACCTCGTGAATGCCGGTCAGCTCGACGTCGACCCGGACCTGATCCCCGAAGCAACCGCGCTGCACATCCGCCGCGTCGTGTCTCACGGTGACGTCTATTCCCAACCGCGGCTCGTCGAAGGCGGTGCCATCTCGCGGGAGGACTCGGGGATGGATGAGATCATCACTTGGGACGGACGGATCATCAGAGCCTCAGTGAAGGCTGAGTTTGCGCCGCTCACGAACGGTGAGGACGATGCGAAGGGCGAAGGTCACACCGGCCGTTGGCTGCTAAACGTCGCCGAAATCAAGGGCGGAGAAGTCATTGAAACCCTCGTCGAGGACCAAGCATTCACGGACCCCGAAGGTTCCGCCATCGGTGGGAAGGCCCTCGCCTGGACGTGGTGGGACGAATACAAGAAGACGTTCGAAGTCCAAGAGGGCACGCCGGAAGAGCCTGCCGAAGAACCCGAAAAGCCGTGGCCAAACGGAAATCACCGCTTCCGCATCGACCACGACGGCCGGAGGTTCGAAGCCGCTGCGCTGCGCATGGCCGGATGCGACTTCCTGGAGTTCACCGAGAAGGGCACCGGCAACTTCGTCCACGTCCACGAAACCAGCGCAAAGGTCCGCCTGTACAACGACGTCCACGCGATGGAAAACTTCGCCACCGAACTCCTGCGGGCCACGCTCGCCAAGGCAAGCGAAGAGGTGACCGCGTGAGCGAGGCGTACACCCCGGACCCGCGCGGACTGTACAACAAGTACGCCGTCTGCCGGCAAAGCGACACTGGGGCCTATGAGGTTGCTGGCCCATGCTTTGTCCTTCGCCCGCAAGACCCGCACGCGAGAGTAGCGATGGTCGCGTACGCACTGTCCATTCAGCAGGAGAACCCCGAGCTTGCTTCGGACCTTATCGCCCTGACCGAGCAACACGCTGACTCTGGGCAATCCAAGTCCTCAACCCAAGTCTTTGCGGCAGGGTCAATCCTGCTCAAGGCCGCGCATGAGATGCACGCCGGGCAAATGAACGTGGTCTCCTACAACAAGCAGGAAGAGCCTATTGGGGGCGTTTTTACAATCCGAGATGCCGACCTAACCCGCGCCATTCTCCTGACCATTGAACAGTTCGACGAGGCGGAAGAATGAAGCAGCTCGTCACGAAGCAGCTCGTCATCCGCACCCATTCCCAACTCGTGGGGTGGTTAGGCAACCCGGTACCCGCGCGGATTATCGGGATAGACAACTTCAAGCTTCCCCACATCGAAGTCACCATGAACGGGGAGGACAATCAGAACTCCGGGCTGATCCTAGAAGAGTGCCGGAACGTCACGATCATCAACCCAACGGTCACCTGCACAACGTCAGAGCCACCGCCCTACCGCAGGGGCTACGGGATCGTGATCAACAACTCCGAGAACGTGCTGATCCGTGGCGGCGGGTTCTTCCAGAACCTCCACTCCGCGATCATGGTCACGGACGGAAGCCGGGACGTCCAGATTGGAGACACGGACAACGACATCGTGACCAGGGATTGTTGGATGACCGATGTTCACGGTGGTGGTTGCCACAACGTTCGGTTCTATCGGATCGTTGGAGACGCGAGAATCCACGTCGGCAACATAACCCAAAGCCTTGCGGAGTTCGGTCAATCGTCCTGCGTTGTACACCGCTGTTGCGCACCCGCAATAGAAGTAGCTGGACGGTCGGAGGACATCAAGGTCTACCACAACGTAGCCGAGGAATACCGGCTATACCCGTTTGACGGTCTGCCGTTTGACGTGCGCCTGGAGGATGCAGGGTTTGCGGCGGTGGTGGTCAAGATGATGGGGTTGGAGAAAATCGCCTAGCCCATGCCCCGCCGATCCTCCCCCGACACGCTTTTGGTGACCTTTAACGAGGCCGCCCGCTTGTTGTGGGTGGACGGCGCAGAGGTCCGCAGGCTCATTTCTCACGGTCACCTAAAGGCCCATCCGATACTTGCTGACAGAATTGCGAGGTCCGAAATTGAACGATTTGCTTTACAATGCAGCCATGCCGACACCGACACTCAGGACCGACGGACGTTGGATGTTGCAGCTCCCTCGGGCGGCTGGGACGTCCCGTCGCTGCGTCTACGGTCGAACCAAAGATGAGTGCATTCAGCGCTACCAGAAGGCGCTCTCGGCCGGATCTTCAAGGGTCCGCCCTGGGTCAATCTCCGAGTTCTACGCCACTCAGTTCGACGGATGGATCAGGTCGCGCGTACAGCCCGAGACCGTCGATCGATACGACTCGGAGTGGCTCGCGATGGTCGGACCGTCGTTCGGGCACCTGACATTCGCCGAGCTCACGCCCGCGATCGTGCAGTCCGCGTTCACGGCCTCACCCAGGTCCGCGTCGAGCAAGACCAATGCTCGAGGGCTGCTCCTGCAGATCGTTCGCCTGGCCGTCGCGACCGGCTTGGCCGACGCCAGCGCGGAAACGTCCGTCCGAATCTGCACCGTGCCATCGCCCAAACCCAAGGGCCGACGGGACGTCGTGTCGGCAGCCAATGCGCTCCTTGCCGCGGCCAGCAACGCGGGTCACTGGATTGCCGGGCCGCTGTACGCGTCGATTGTCCTTGGTCTTCGAAAGGGCGAGATCGCGGGCCTCAAGCGAACCGACATCCAGGGGAACGTGCTGACCGTGTCACGCCAGCGCAACCACACGCGCGGCGAGAAGGACCGGTTGAAGTCTCGAGCTGATGGGCAAACCCGCCGCATCGCACTTCCCGAGTCCATCGCTGAGCGCCTGATCAGCTCGTGGGATGGATCATCGATCTACCTCTTCACGACGGACAAAGGGAAGCCGATCCCCTACCAGCATCTGGACCGTGCAATGCGCGAGTTTCAGGACCCGACGAACCCGGTGACGTTCCACGATTTCCGCGCTGCGGCAATCTGCAACCTGATCGATGCCGGCGTCTCCGATCACACGATCATGGACCTCGTCGGCCACTCGTCTTTGTTGATGATTCGCCAGTACCGCGACTCGTCCGACGACCGGATCCGAGCCGCGCTCAAAAGCGCAAACCCGTTGACGGATGTCCAGTGACAACCAGCCGGGTTCGAACCCTGACAACCAAAAGGCGCGATTTTGAATCTAATGGGGCGGATAATGGGTGTCCGACCTCAGATTCAAACTGACAACCAGCAATTGTGAATTTTGAATCTGAGGCTCATGGTAGACGCCCGTCGGCGACAACCATATCTTGCAAGCCCAAAAAATGCCCCGACCGAAGCCGGGGCTAGTAGGACCAGTGTGCTTGTTTCGAAAGGCTAGGATGCGGTCCGAATCGCGCGGAGGAAGATCACGCCGTCCTCTGGGTCGCTGAAGTACCGGATGCGTCGCTGGGCTTCGGTTTCGGATGGGTCGCAGATGAACATCACGCACGGGCTGATCGCTTCGTCTCCAAACCCGAGCTTGTCCGCGTACTCGTCCACCACCTTGTAGCTCGACACCCTGACCGCGTGGTACACCTTCCCGGTCTCTGGGTTCGGTGTGAGGTGGTAGGCCGAACTGTGGATGTGGGCCCCGGCGATGATGTCAGCGTCCGTGCCCCTGAACGCTTTGCGCGTCTGGCCGTGAGCGTTGTTGTACATCGAGTTGCCGCGATGGTGGTGAGCAAGATCGAGGACCACCTGGCCGGATGGCGTGGACACGTAGAACTTGCCGCCGTGGGTGACCGCTGACACTCCGAGCCGATTGCAAATCATCTCGCAGACCGGCGTCCAGACGTCGTGGTTGCCGAGGATCACGGCCGTCCAGTTGATCCTCTGGAGCGCGTACTGGATGACCTTCCGGCCTTCGCCCTCGGTCGAACCTTGATGCGCCCAGAGTGGGGCCAGCTTGCCGACCCAGTTGTTGGTGAAGTCTCCCAGGTTGAAGCTGAGGATCGGTAGCCCCGACTTGCTCACGATGTCGCAGTGGTGCTCAAACAGACCGAAGTCACACCCCTCGTCGTCCCCGTGAAGATCCCCGAATAGTGCGATACCGAACGGTCCCGTCACATCGAACTTGACCGGAATCTTCCGCTTGCCCTCGTGGTACTCCCGTTTCTGCTTGTGGGCCTTCTTCTGGTACTCAAGGTACTCCTCGAAGGTCCGGCCCGGCTTGGTGGGAACCGTGACGCGAGCCTGGAACAATTCGCTTCGCTTGATGCCGAGCTCCCCGAGTTTGTTCACGATGGAGTCGCGCGTCCGGCTGAGCGACTTCGCTACCTCGTCAACCGAGTCGGGATTGCGCTCGATCTCCTGCCGTAGGTAGTCGAGCTCCGCCTGCGTCCAGGTGCGTTTTGCCATGAGAAAGAAAGAAGCCCCCTTTCGGGGGCCTGGTCTTTAGTCCGGGTCAACTGCGCCGCGACTTGCCGTGAAGACAAGAAAGTCCGCGGTCGCGTCCGCGTGGATGCGGTAAAGGCGCTCGGCCTCCTCGATGTCTTCGGGGCTCATGCCGCTGTAGAGGCTTTGCCGCTGTGCCTTTGGGATCGTGATGGCTCGCTCCGCTGCACTGTTGATGTTGCTCCCGGCAAGTGCCAGCAGAGGCCGAACGATGTTGAAGAGTTCTAAGAGTTTCATGGTGTTGCTTTGTGGTCGGGCTCAAACGATGATCTTGCGGTTTGGTTACGCACCCGGCTCATCACCGGCGGGCGAAAAACCTATTTGTCTAGATGGTCGATAAGTCTTTCAATGGCGGAGGAGTTGGCTTTAATTGCGGCCTCCAAGCGGACGAGGGTAAACCACATGAAGATTCCGAGCAAGCCAAGCGCACCAATCTTCTCGAACCCCGAAAGGTCCGTCGGCATGTTGGCTTGCGCTACCAGGACACTCGTTGTAGTGCCCATCACCGACATCCAGTGATCGTGAAAAAAGTGCCCCATTCTTAGCCCCTCCACATCCGCAGCTTGTTGATTGTCGCCATGCTCGCAATCGTTTTCTGAGGCAACATGCGTGGGTCCGTCTTGCGTCCCGGAGATACCCAGTAGTGCGTCGTGATCCACCGAATATCCGGCTCCGCATCGCAAAGCAGTTCCACCAGATCGTCCAGCGCATCCACCTGCTGAGGAGTCACAAACTCGTCTCGGGATTCCCAGTTGGCGAGCGCGATACCCACCGAATACTCGTTGACGTTCACACCCTGCGGACCCTTCGACTTCCCCGCATGGAACGCAACACGAGACACGGGCACGCACTTCGTAACCGATCCGTCCCGCTCTATGACGTAGTGATACGATAAACCAATCTTCCGCAGCCACGAGATAGAGGAACCCGCGCTAGCCCCGTCCGTAGCGTGCAGGACGATGGTAGAGATAGGCCGCTTGCGAGGCCGGGACGCTAACCAGTTCGTAAGGGCAGTTATCATGGTTGCTTAGGCAGGAGTCGTCGCCGCCGGAATTCCCGCCGCGTCAAGCATCTCCCACGGCCAGACCGCTCGAAGGCGTCCGGCGCGGATCATCTGAGAAACCAAGGAAAGCACTTGCCGAAGGTCGGTGTTCAGAATGTCCACCGAGCCACCACCGCTAGTTACAACCCCATGGCCCATGAAGATGAGGTTTCCGCCGCGAGTCGAGACCCGCATGATGTCGTCCAGGTTGTTGGCCGTCTGCGTTCCCGTGGTCCCGAGGATGGAAGTGGGAAGAAGGTACTTTGCCCGTTCGTTCCCAGAGCCGTAGAGTGCCGCCGCACCGTAGAACGTGCGGTGTCCAGCTCGTGCACGGTCAACCCGTCCAGCCCGAACCCCCGGAACCGTTTCCATTGCCGCCATGACGTTCGGCCCAACCGATCCCTGCGGGTAGACAATAAGGTCATTCCGAACCGTGAACCCTGCCTCCCGCAGAAGCTCTGCGTTTGTTCGGTACTCTTCTGCGATTCGTGCCGGAGTAAACGCCGCGCCCGATACAATCGTTGCGCCACCAGCCGTAAGGTTCGTGCTGTCCACCGTCATGATCGGTCGCGCCGTCGGGAAGATGACGCGGAACGAATATTGGCTTCCAAGGTTGTTTGATGTGCCGGAATAAAGCACCACTCGGGTGTTGGCAACGAGCGAATTCAGTGCCGCCTGGATGACCTTGGTGGTTGCGTTCCATGCAAGGTTCCCAGTAGTGCCGACGCCCGGAATCGTAAGAGTGAAGGTTCCGCCACCTGGGGCCGTCGTACCCGTTCGAATAATCTGGTCGGTTGCGGTTGTAGCGGTTGACAGTGGATCTTCTTGAGCCTCGTACCGGTAGTGGTTACGCGAGTGGTTGCCGATGGCAAACTGCGGGGACCGAACCACGGACTGCATCTGCGCCTGGGTCATGACCTGGGCAGAGTCCGCGCCTACCCCAATCGAGCGCGCGCCGCTTCGCATCCACGAGTGAACCGCGTAGAGGGTGTGGGGAATGTCGGGATACTCGGCAAGCAAACCGCTGTTGATTCCGTTGTCCAGCAAGGAGATCAAACAATCGTCCCAGGTGAAGCAAACCAAGCCGGGGCGGTCGGTGTCTGGCACCCGAATATCCGAAACCGTTAGGCCCGCAAGCCCCGTTGCGTTCCAGTAGCCTTCACCCGTGTAAGCGTTTGCGACTGCGGAAACCGCGTTAGTGACACGGTAGTCAACGCCACCGTTCCCAAGCCGGGACTCATCTACCACGAGTTGCGACGGTCCCGGCTCCAACGTCACGGAAATGTCTTGCGTGGTCCCACCGGGCGAAGTTGGGTGAGATGTCCAAAGCGTCAGCAAGCCCGCCACCAAAGCGTCCTGCGGGTTGTAAACTTGCACCACCAACGGGCCGCGAGAAAGGTCTACCGGGCCATTGAACCGGGTGACTGCCGCAATGTTGTTGCCCGTGGCCGTGGCCGTGAACCGAGTCGCGCCGGTCCCGTCGATGCTCCAGCCGTTATCCGTGCTCTGAGTTCCACCCGAATCCGATTGGAAGTCCTTGGTGATCTTGGCCCGTGGCCCAAGCATAGAGATTCCAGACCGGCCCGTCCCAACTTGGCTAACAACCTGGGACCGTGCGAACGTGACGCCGGTGCCGCCGGTCAATCCTGAAACGTCCGCCGTGGGGATGCCCGCCGCCGCGCCGGTGCTGTGGACGTAGGTGACAATGTAGGGGCGAATCGGGAACGGACCACCGATCACCGAGACTCGCCATCCTGGAGCCGGGGTGTTCAGCGCGGTTTGAATGTTGTCCCGCAGGGTAGCCGCCGTGACGTTCCACGCTTGGCCGGTGACCGTGATCGCCGCGCCGCTTGAAGCGTTGAGGATGCCCGTAGTCAATGCCCAAGTGCCGCCGGTCGGTGCCGCCGTGAATGCTAGCGCAAGCTGGTGGACGTTCTGGTTCGGGAGTGGAACCTGCGTAAGCCCAGGAGTGTTCGCGGCCCAGTCAACCGTCGTGACGTCCAGCGTGCTCGGGGTGAAGTTCCCAACCGTCTCGGTGATCGCCCAAACCCAGATCGGGGCAAACGCCGCCGTGAACGTGGTGCTAGATCCCGAAGCGAGCTGGGCGCCGCTAGATCGAACAAGCGCAGCGTCTGGCTCAGAGTTGTTCGGAGTCGAAAGCAACCGGACGTTTTGCCCGACGGTGTTGGTGACCGAAATCGTGCGGCCGCTCCCGATCAGGACCGGATCAGTATTGGCGATGGTGAAAAGCGGCATCTCACCTAGATCAACGCAAAGCGGACCTAAGCGAAGGTCACGCCGTCCGTTGAGCGGTACTCGACCACCGCGCCGGACTTGATGACCTGCATCACAACCTCGTGAGACCGACCGCCCGAGTCCATGTACCGGACGTCGAAGCCCGCATCATCCACCGACGTGACCGCCGAGAACGGACCCCGCAGAGTGTTCCCTGCCGCGTCGCGAATCAAGCCCTTGATCGTGCCCGCGTCGTACCAGTAGGCGAGCCTGATGCGGTCGGCCTGGACCTCTACGGACGGATACTTCAGAGTGCCAGAGGCTAAGGTTGTGCTCACAGGGAAAGACGCTCCTCCATTGGTCGATTGGTACTCCTCGATGGCAGACCCGAGATCAGCCACCATGTAGAGGGTTGCCTTGGGGTCCGCAGGATCAACGCAAATCGAAACCCAGTTAGCCGAGATCGCTCCCGAAAGCATGTTGATCCACGGGCCGCGCCTGGTCGCCATGTCCACCGAGATCGCGCCTCCGGTGATGTAGGCCCGCCAGCGTCTGCCGTCTGGGTGGAACGTGAAGCTAACGTTCCCCTCGCCCTCCGTCGCCTGCGCCTTCAGCCCGACGCGCCACCACCGCCGAGCCTTCGCTTGCTGAGTGTTCACGGACAGCCCCGTCCAGGTGATCGGCCATACCCTCGGGCTTGCGCCGGTTTCCATCATCCGAGCGTAAGGGTTGCCGACGAGGAAGTGCCGACACTCGTCCACCGCGTCGGTCGCTACCGAGCTTCCCGGAGACTCGGAGAGGGTCACGTCAGCCGCAGGGTCAGGACCACCAAGAGCCACGCCCATCGCCCCGCCTCGCAGAACCTTAGCCGTTCGGAGCCAAGTGCGCCCGCCCGTTGAACCTTTTTGGAACACCTCCCCGCACCTCGGCCAGAGCCTCACTTCGTCCATGAGGCTTTGCGCCACCATTGAGAGACCGCCCGTCAGATCCCGGCCCATCCAGTTAAGGAAGTCCCCCGTTGCGTTGCCGCTTATGGTCACGCCGCCGCCGCCTATCCAGCACGCTTGCGAGCCATACGTCGCCGATCCCGAAAGCCCGGTCCGGTGCCAGGTGTCGCCCGTCACTGGGCTAAATCCGTCCGCCCAATTCCAGCCGGGAGTATTCAGAAGGTCCAAACGAGCCGCGTTAATGGTGACTTGCGAATAAACCCAGAAGGCCGCGCCGAAGGCGTCCGTGAAGAGCTGCCGACTCGCGATAGGCACATCACACGAACGCCGGCCGTTTGCGTCCCCTTGAAGCCCCACGTAAGCCTCCACCACGTCCCCGGTTTCCTGCGTCCGCGTCCACCAGTTCCACACGCCCGCACACGTAAGGGTAGGCGGATCGGTGGTAAGGCCGCCCGCTATGTCCTGCCAATGCGCTAGGTCAATCGTATCTACCGTCAAGCCCGTTCCGCCCGAGATAGTGAGCGCAGTTATACGCCCGACGCCTCTACTGTCGGGATCTTCTTCCGGTAGACCATCCCCCAGGACGGGGTACCGGGTGTCTAGGTTGTCCGTTGTCCAGGTGCCCCCGTCGGGGTTGCAGAGATCGAACCAGACGTAAGCGTAAGTGTCGGCCGTCATCGTGGCCGTGGTCTTGAACGTCTTAGAAGGCGTTGCCGTTGCGCTAGCCGTGAACTCCACCGAGCCGCCCGACGTGACCTTCAGCCGAACACGCAGGAAGCGGTAGCCTTCCCAGTTGCCGGGGTTCGGGGACCATGACCGAGACGCCCCCGTACCACCACCTACCCCGATGGTTGCGTCTTTGGTCAGGGTCCCCAGGTTGTACCGATAGCCGCGGAAGAGCGTGCGCCAGTCCTGCGGTTCCTCACCTCGAGCTGCTAGGCTTGCCGAGTTGACCCAGCTTCTGAGCGGTTCCTTTTCGTCGGCACTCACTGCGTCAAAATCGCCGAGTGTCAAGGCCCCGCCGGTGCCCAGTCCATCGCCCGGTAGCCCGTAGTCAGATTCTGCCGGAGGGTAGTAATTCAGCCCCCAGGCACCGTCACTCCCGTAGCTTCTGCGCGTCCATTGGACCGAGTTGAAGGGGTTGCAGGTGAGCGTCTGCGAGCTGAGCGACTTGCGCCGGAGGTACGAGAGATCCAAACCCGGAGACGGGTAAGGCTGATCCATCGCAAAGAACTTGCACGCGAGGCCCAAAGTGTCCTGCGGCTCCATCGTCAGGAACACCACCGACGCGGATTCTCCCCGCCCATCCCCCATGTTGCCGGGGCTACCAACCGTGACGCCTTCGTAAATCGTCCAGCCCTGCGAGAGGGTGACGTCAGACCCACCGACCGAAAGCGAGCGCGTGACCTCCTGGGAATAAGCGTCCGTGTGCGTGTCCGTGTCCGCGTCCACCGCTTCATCCCCGAAGTTCGTAAAGGTCGCCGACATAGACCCCGACTTGTTGACGCTGAACTGATCCATGCGGCAAGTCGGGTAGTAGCCGTAAAGCGCAGACCCCGGACCCGAAGCCGACACCACCGACGACGCCGTAGCCGTGACGGTTGTTCCATCTACCGTCAAACTTCCCGACGCGACCGCCGTGCCACCTTCGCGGAACCTCAAATAGAAGTGTTGGCCCTGGGCACGCGGCACAATGTCATCCGAAGCCGCGCCGCCGTACGTCGGGCTTCCGTCCGCACCCCGGACCGCTTCGTCCATGAAGTAGGGATGCAGAACCTCCTCGCACTGCGCCGAGAATGACCATTCACCCGAGATGGCAAGCGATTGGACAACGCCAGAACCCGAGAACGTGCGTTCCACGTAGGCCACGTCCCGCGCCCCATAGCCGTTCTCGCACTCCATGATGATGTACAAGCTGGAAGTGTTAGGAGACGGAATGAAGTCGTAAGGGAACAATGCCGAAGGCGAGCTGCCGGACTCGTAGCGCACGGTGACGTACGCCCCCGGCGGCTCCGTCGTCGTGATGTTCCCCCACGGACCAACAAAAGGCATCTGCCAACGCCAAGCCGGAATACTGAAGCCTTGCTGAACCGCAAACGAGTTCTTCCGGCCCCAATACGTACCCGTAAACGTGCCTTCCCAAGTCTCGTTCACGGTCGAACGGTTGACCGATGCGGTGAGGTAGGTCGGCATTACGTTCGCTTGACGATGTTCCGAATCACCCGGTCTTGCAGCTTCTCAGCTCCCGGACGAACGGTACTTCCTTGGCGGATGATCGCCTCGCGAATCCGCCTAATGCCTTTGAGGGTTACGCCTGGTCTCATGCTTCGAATTGCTCCACCGTGTAGGTTCCGTTGCGCCACTGCCAGCTCGATAGCTCCCGCACGAAGTCGCAGCCGAAGGTGTTGATTCTCCACTTGCCACGTCCGTGAATCGCGATAGGTGCCCCGCGCCAAAGCGGCAAGCCGTTTGAATCACGGATGAGGAAGTCCGATTCCATTTGAGCGATCACCGGAGCCTTCGAGAGACGGGAGAAGATCAGATCGGTTGCCGCGTTCAGGGCCGCCTGGGTCGTGATGCCTGGATCCACCACCGCATACCTTCGACGGCACCCGAGCCAGTTCGCAGGCCGCGAGTCCGGCATGGTCGTCGGGTCCATCGAAGCCGCATCGACCTTGTACGCCTGGATGGGCTTTTGTCTTCGCACGTCAAAGCCCGTCACCCGAACATCGTTGGCAATCGGAGCCATGCGAGTCGGTGAAAAGTCCCGAACCAACAGCTTCAGCAGCTCGTCGTCCGTCGCTGATGGGTTGGCCGTCTTCGCGTCCGCAAACCGCTCGTAGACCGTTATCAGCGCAGTCGTGCCGCAGTCCGCTTCCGTGAGCGCGTAGAGTTCCACCTTGCCGCCGGTCTTCGGCCTGACTCCCCAATACCAGTTGGCCGCGTAGGTCTCAATCAAACGCCGGAACCACTCTAAAGCGTTGTCGCCCGGCTTGATCATCGGCTCCATCTCCGAGGCTGAAGCCGACCGCCCGCGCGGGATCACGAAGGATGTTGAGCTGATGTTGATGTCAGCCGAAGCGAACGCCCGAGAACCCACGAAGTTCAGGGCCGTGTCAAGCCTCCAACCCGCAAGCGGCACCCGGTCGGTGAAGGTGTAATCCTCAAGGAGCTTGGTCCGGTCCCGGATCGACATCCTGACCCAGGTGTCATCATCGGCGATTCCCTCGTCCGTCTCCGGGCTTTCGCCGACACCATCGAAGAGCATCACGGTATCGAGCTTCACGCACACGGGCCGGTTCTGCTGAGTCTCGATCGCAGGGACACCCGCCACCGATGCAAGGGCAGAAGGATTGTTCACCACGATGTCGACCGTCGCGCCGCCGCCGTCTTCCGGTACCGAGAGGGAGAGTTTGTAGATGTAGTTCGAAACGTCCGTGATTTCGGTCCCGTTGGTCGCTTCAACCTGGGCCGCGTAGGCAAGCAATCCCCCGTAGAACGTCGGCGTGAAGTTCGCATTGTCCGTCGTAAGCGTCGCCTTGATCCTCGACTGAACCCGCGTTCCGTTCGGCACGAATGCCGTTCCGTCCGGTTCCACCAGTTCGAGCGTCACGTCCTGGGTGACGACGTACGCCGGGTCACCATAGACGAAGTAGGACCGGGTAGCAGCGGGCCACACGTTCAGATAGCTTGCAAGCGTCTCGCCGGTCGCAGGCGCCTCCTGGAAGGTCAGCGTCTCGCTTGCGATGGTGCCCGACGTTGGGAACTTCAATGGCGCAACCATGACCTGCCCCGAGCCTTGCGGAACCTCGAACCAGAAGCTACCCGCGGGAGTGATAGCCGGTGAAGATGCGTCCTCATCAATCCGGTCGAACACCACCCGGAACCCGTCACCGCCGCCGATCCCGTAGATCAGCAGCTCGTTGTGAGCGTACGGCAGGAGCAGCATCTCGACGATCTTGCCCGGAGTGGCCGTGCCGCCGGACGTTCCGCTGATCTTGCCTTGCGCGATCACCACACCGCCGTCGTAGACGTCCACCGAGTTGTCGGTGAAGATCTCCAGCCCCACGCCCGCCGACAGGGACGCTGAGGCATTCCAGCCGCATCGCAGGGCCGGTAGCTTCTCGCCGCCCCCGTAGCTGAAGAACGCCACGTAGAACCCTTGGTTCTTGTTGTACGACGCGGAGCTAACGGCACGCCGCCCGGAACCCGAAGCCGTTGCCGAGTCCTTCAGGCTGATCCACGGGCCCTTAATGCTTTGGTCCTGCCGATCCTCCCACCCTGAACCGAGGCCGAAATCCGACTTGGCGAGCTTGGCGTAGTTGCCGGTGTTGCTCGTCACCCAGGTATCGGTGAGCGCGTACGGCAAGAGGACCATGCGGTCGGCGACTGGTTCGCGCCATACCCCGGAAACCGACATTGCTCCCGGCTTGGTGGTGAAGTCTTCACCGAGCGCAACCGCTGAAAGCCGGTCGAACCGTACGCGGGGTTGCTCGTGGTCTACCCAGACCTTCGCCGGGGTCCAAGCCATTAGCCGACTCCCGCCGCGCGTCCGCGTTGAACCGCATCGAAGACGAACTCCTCAAGGAGCGCGAACAGGTCCGTCGAAGCGTTGCGACTCCTGCGCCCCGACTTCATCGCCGAAAGCTCAACCGGGGTGATGCCGTTCATTCCTCGCCCGTTCCCGAACGCCATTGCCTGCAGCGCGTCCTTGCTCTGCCGAGTGTTCTCCTCGATCTTGCGGAGGAATGGGTTTTGGCCCTGTGCGGCCTTCCCAGGCGTGTCCACCATGCGCGTACCGGTTTCGGCAAGACCTTCCTGCTCTGCCTTCTTTCGTCTCAGCCGTGCGAGTTGAAGGCTCGCCTCGATACTTTCGCGCTCCGCTGCTAAGTTGGAATCAAATACATTTTTGATGGCGAGTGCCACCGGACCCAGAATGTACTTCGCCGGACCTTCGGCGAGCCCCTTGATGAACGAACCAAGAGTTGTGTTGAATGCCATGACCCCGGCGGCCATTTGAGCTAGACCGTCGCCGATGTCTTTGGTCCCTGCCATCGAGACAACAAGATCCTTGAACGAGTTTGCAACCTCGCCGATCACGCCCGCGTCGGTCAGCTCGTTGAGCGAGTCGCTGAAAGACGTCAGCGCATTCCCCGCGTCGCCCGCAAGAGCCTTACCGAAAGCCACCTGGGCCTTCTCGATCGCGTCGCCGAAGTTCGACATTTTGACCGCGAGGGTTCCGGCCATCTCTGCCTGGACGCGAAGCAGTTCGGGGCTTGAAGACAACTTCTCAATTGCCGCCATGAACTTGGCAGGCGAGCTTTTGATCTCCCCAGACTTTGAGAACTGGACCCCGGCGGATGCGAGCTTGTCGGGACCAATCCCCGCGCTTTGCAGGATCTCCTTGGCTTCGCCCAACGCCCCGCCCTTGATCTTGATGAGGGCTGATGCGAACATGTCCAGCTTCTCAGGGCTGAGGTCACCCGTCGAAATTCCAAGCCGGTCAATAACTGGGAGAAGCTGTTTGATGCTCATGCCCGACAGCGCGAGGCGCGTTGAAGATTTGGCCAGAGCATCGAGCGAGAAACCGCTGGTCTGCGCGTAGTTTTGAAGTCCGCGCATGACCTTCTCCCCTTCCTTGAGGCTCCCCGTCACGCCGGTGAAGACCGCTTCGTATTGGCTGAACTTGGCGGCGGCGTCGATCGAGGACTTGGCAAAGGACGCCTGCGCCCCCACTACTGCCATGATCCCCGCGCCAATGCCCGCGAACGCCACACCGATTGGCCCAGCCGCGCCCGCAAGAGTGCTCAGAGCCGATGAGAAGCCGGTCGTTGCTGTGCTGACCGCATCCGTGCTGGTCTTGTGGCTGTTGAGCGAAGCAGAAAGCCGCTGCAAAGCTCCCGACACCCCACGCGCCCCAGACTGGAGCTTGGAATCGTCCAGCTCGTATCTCGTGACCAAAACGTCTACAGTTGCCATGATGCGAAGGGGTTTTCTCTAGTCATGATTCGATGGGCGGCGATTGACTCGGCAAGAATCTTCTCGGAGAACCGATTGCCCGCAAGAAGGTCGGGATGACCCCCAAGGCACTTGAAGCTCACGACAAGCTCCTCCAGCCTCATGGGGTCATTCAGGAGTTTTTTTCGGCGTCCTCGATGGCCTTCACCATCGCGTACTTGACTTTGCCGTGGACTACGTCGTCCATAGCCACCACCACGTTATCGAACACCTGGAACTTCGGGCCGCCCGCAAACTCAAGCCATGCCCGCTGAGAGTTGTCGGTGGACACTTCCCCGTTAACCTCCGTTCGAAGGAAGAGCTGATGAGCGATCATCGCGGGGAACACAACTTCGGCCTTGAGGTGCTGGAATCCACCCAGCGGGTCCAATCCCTTCTTGACTGAATCCGTGACTTGGCGAGCTGATTCGAGCACCGTCTCACGGTCGTCGCGAGAGTTGAATTGCCGGAAAACAATCCGCACGCCGCCTGGGGTTTCCACGAAGAACTCAGTGTCAATTACCGGGATTTTGTTGAGCGCGTCGGCGAACGTCATATAATGGATCAACGCATGTACGCGCCGACACCGCCGCCAACCGTTCGCCCGCGATTGAACAACTGGGAACTTGCCCTTGTGATCGC